AACAACTAAGGGAGGTTTTAATGGCTTTTAGTGCAAGTGGTTTGACCAAAATGGCAGGTGGTGGAGGTCATAGTTTATGGTACTATGATTCTACAGATGCAATGACTGCCGTAAGAGTATCAGGTTATTTTAATGATGCTGCAAATATGCTCAATGTTGGTGATGCAATATTCGTTTTGGATAGTGATGCACCTACATTAAGTGTTGCTCTAGTTTTATCAAATACTGGATCAGTAGTTGATATTTCAGATGGAACAGCAATTACTGTAACCGACACAGACTAGGAGTAGGGGGAGCAATCCCCCTATCTTTATATGGCAAGTACAGTAGCAAACACAGCAATAGATATAGCATCAAGAGCATTAGTTCTTATTGGTGCAGAGCCTATTACTTCATTTGACTCTTCTAGTACAGAAGCTTTAGTGGCAACAAATATGTATGAAGATACAGTTAGAGCCATGCTTTCTACAGCAAGATGGCGATTTGCTACAGAACAAGCTGTACTTAATCAATTATCTGATGCACCTACTGGTAGATTTGATATAGCACATCAACTTCCTAGTGATTTATTAGTTCTCCATGCAGTGACTATTAATGATAGGCTGATTGAGTTTACAGTATATGGAGATAAAGTATTTAGTGATGCAACAAGTACAGATACTTTAATTGCAGATTATACATTTAGAGCAGATGAAGTTGACTTTCCATCATACTTTTCTTTAGCATTGCAATATTCTTTAGCATCAATATTTGCTACATCAATAGCAAGAGATGATAGGCTTATGCAGTTAATGGAAACAAAGGCTAATCAGTTGATGGCAAAAGCAAGAAACATTGATGCTCAACAACAGACCACAAGAAAATTATCTACATCAAGATTCATTACAACTAGGAGAAGTTAAGTGGCTAGAGTAAGAGTGCCATTAAATAACTTTCAGTTTGGTGAAGTTAGTCCATCACTTACATCTCGAACAGATACAAAAGTGTATACAAATGCAGCAGAGCAAGTAAGAAACTTTTTTATAAGATCAGAAGGTGGATTAAAAAAAAGAACTGGTACAAAAAGAATACATAACTTTGGTACATCACCTAGCTACACAGACATAGCAAATCTTAGACAGACTGTAAGAATAGAACCTTTTATATTTTCAGATGATGAAAAATACATAATAGCATTTAGCAATACAAGGATTGAGATATTTCAAATAAGTCCTACTACTGGTGCAGTGTCATCTATACAGTCTATTACTAGTCAATCATGGTTAGTTAATACAACATCAGCATCATACCTTGAAGAGATTACATTTGCACAGCAAGGTGATCTAATGTTTATTTGTCACAATACATTTCCTACAAAAATATTAGAACGTACTGGACTTACAACATTTTCTGTATCATCATTTGCTTTTGATGAATCGAGAGATGGTAATGAAATCTTTCAACCATATTTTAGTTTTCAAGCATTAGGCACAACAATAACTCCAAGTGCAACAAGTGGAAATGGTATAACTCTTACTACTAGTTCTGCATATTTTAATACAGATAATCCATCTAAACATATTGGCACAGATATTCTTATAGGAGAAACAAGAGTAAGAATTACTGGTGTTACAAATTCAACAACTGCAACTGGTGATGTAAAAGGAACTATTAGACAAACTTTACCAGTAGATAGTTTGGAAACTATTGATGGGTCATCTACAGTAATTGTAACACAAGCATTGCATGGTTTAGCTACTGGTGCATCTATTGTTATTGATAGATCAGGTGCATTGGGTGGTATAAGTGCTGCTCAAATAAATGGCACAAGAACTATTACAGTTATTGATGAAAACAAATATGAGTTCACTTCAACACATACTGCTACATCAAGTGCAGTAGGTGGTGGTAGTCCTCGTGTTTCTTCGGCAGGTGCAACAACAGAATGGGCAGAACAAAGCTATTCTGCATTGAGAGGATATCCTGCCGCTGTTACATTTCATCAAAACAGACTTTGGTTTGGTGGCACATTAGCACAGCCTGATGGCATATGGGGTAGCAAATCAGGATTGTTTTTTAATTTTGATATAG